AAAAGAGAAACGAATGGCAACACTTAATCCAACAAGTAGTTTACCTGGTGTTTCGAGAAATACAGATTTCTCACAAACAATAACGGTGAGTCCAACTTTAGGTGAATCGATAGTTTCTGTTACCGCTACTTTAGATGAAGAAGATTCAGGAATAGTTATTACACCTGGTACAACAAGTGTAACGCTATCAGGAAAACACACAACTGGTTTTTCTGACTTTGCAAAATATGTTTCAAAAGGCAGTAGTGACAGGCTTGAAGAACCATCAGAAACCAATAACTTATCAGAATTACCTGAAAGTGTTGATCTTTTTGAATATAAACCTTCTTCAACTGGCCGTTTAACAAAAAATATTAATGTCATAGTTACAACATCATCTGGTGTTTCAGAATATACTCTGACACAAGATGTTAATAATAACACAGAAGGATTTACACAATACATACATAATTACTATTCAGAAGCGAGAGGTGGAGAAAATGGTGAAATACAACCTATCGCTGTAATTGAATGGTTAAATAATAACGAACAAACAGTTCAATGGAGAAACAACATTAATCAAACGATTATTTGGACACAGTAGATGGCTATACAAAAAACATTTAATGATCAATACCCTACTATTCTGTTATCTGATTTAGATGATAACTTTGAACAGGTTGATTTAGCATATGATCACGCTAATGGGTCTTTTACTCATGCCAACTCATCTTTTGAACAAGCTAATTCAGCATTCACTCAAGCAAATAGTTCATTTGACCACGCTAATGCTTCTTTCGATCATGCTAATTCAGCATATGATGTAGCAAATACTGCTAATAGTTCTGCTAGTTCTGCCTTGCCATTAACAGGCGGAACGATATCTGGTGATTTGACAATTACTGGAAATTTATCAGGCAATCTATCTGGTAATATTTCAACTAGCACATCTGTTACTGGTAACTTATATGTTTCCGGTGTTAGCAACATAAAGATTCCGTTTTATACAGTTTATATGGACGAAGCATCAAGAACTACTCCAGATTCATTTGCAAAAACATATACAGGTTCTCATATTAGTTATGGAGATGTTGTTGTTCCATATGATCCCACACCTGGTACTAAATCACATATGTTTGAAATGACAGTTACCGCTTCTGCTAATACTTCTGTTACACAGAGAGTTTGGCAAACAGATGATGCTAGCTATTATTGGTTAAATGGTTCTCAAATTGCAACTGTAGCATCCGGAAACGCTGGCACAACAGTAACATGGGACTTAATAGAAGGTGATAATTTAATACAAATTTTAGTTAATAACTCAGGTGGTGGCGGTTATGCGTTAACCGTTTTAGGTGACTTTTTTATTAGATATCCAGATTTAAGGTTTAAAGTATAATGCCAGCAGTTACTCGAATTGGAGATTTAGATGTAACACATTGTTCAACACCAGCACGAGCGGTTGGTTCACCCAATGTGTTTGTAAACAGTATTCCTTGGTCAAGACAGTCGGACATCAATACACCACATTTATTACCAGGGGCACCTTGTCCAGTTCACACGGCACCAATAACAACAGGTTCAACAACTGTTTTTGTGAATAGTTTGGGTGGTGGACGAATTGGAGATGCAATTACAGCTTGCACACAGGTTGCTCAAGGATCACCTAACGTTTTCGCTGGCGGATGAGATAAATAAGACATGGCAACAGTAAATATAGATAACGTAAGAACTTTTAAAGACTTGGATTTGAATTTTAATATTCATCCTGTCAAGAAAGACATTAATACTCATAACAATGAGTATGCTGTAATCAACTCGGTTAAAAATCTTGTTTTAACCAATCATTACGAAAGACCATTTCAACCTGAAATTGGTAGCAACATTCGTAAGTTATTGTTTGATAATGTTGATGGAATTACAGCGGCTCGTATTGAACGAGAAATAGAAGAAACAATAGAAAACTTTGAACCTAGAGCTAGAATTTCAAAGATTACAGTATCAGCATCTCCAGATGAAAATGGATTTAAAGTAGAGATGGAATTTTTCATTATTAATGTTGCTGACCCAATAACAATTAACTTTTTCTTGCAACGGATTAGATAAAAATGGCAGATCGTTTACGAATAACGGAACTTGATTTTGATACCATCAAGACCAATTTAAAGAGCTTTTTAAACCAACAAAATACATTTACAGATTATGATTTTGATGGATCAGGTCTTTCAATTCTTTTAGATATATTAGCATATAACACACATTATAATGCTTATTATCTAAACATGGTTGCCAATGAGGCATTTTTAGATACAGCACTATTAAGAGATTCAGTTGTTTCTCATGCTAAAGTTTTAAATTATGTTCCTTATTCCACACAAGCGCCCGTAGCAATAATTAATTTTGAAGGCACATCATCATCTGAAACAATAGGCCGATTAACACTTCCTGCTGGATATTCTTTTTTATCAAATCAGATTGATGGTAAATCTTATAACTTTGTTGTTTTAGAAGACACTGTAGCTACAAAAGCAAACTCTACATATTTGTTTGAAAATTTAGCAATATATGAAGGACAGTTTGTAACATATACATTTGGCCACAACGCTTCTAGTAACCCAAAACAAATATTTACTCTACCCGATAATAATATTGATACAACAACATTAAAAGTTTCTGTCCAACAATCATCCTCAAACACAACCTCAGTCGTTTATGATAAAGTAACAGATGTTATCGATGTAACCTCTACATCTGAAGTATATTTTTTACAAGAAGATAGAAATGGACAATATCAAATTTATTTTGGTAATGATGCTGTTGGTAAATCAATTCCTGATGGGGCTGTTGTAACAACTTCTTATTTGGTTTCAAACGCATCTGCGGCTAATAAAGCAAATAATTTTATTGCTACATCATCTGTTACTGATTCGTTGGGTGAATCAATCACAAGTTTTACGGTTACACCAATAAGTGCAGCTGCAGCTGGCGCTGAAAGAGAAACTGTTGATAATATCAAATATTCTGCAGCCGCTCAATACACATCACAAAATAGATTGGTTACACAAAATGATTATGAATCATATATTACAAATCGATATCCAAATATTGATTCAATATCTGTTTGGGGTGGTGAAGAAAATAATCCACCAGTTTACGGAAAAGTTTTCATTTCACTTAAACCAAGTGAAAACTATTTTATTTCTGAAACAGAAAAACAAAGAATTATTGATGATATTGTAAAACCAAAATCTATATTGACAATTGATTCTGAGATTATTGATCCAGCGTTTACATACATATTAGTTGAAGCTAATGTTGAATATTATTCAGATAAAACAAATTTATCAGAAGTTCAATTAAAAAATGCTATACGAAATGTTATCTTATCCTATAATAGCGCAAATTTAAATAAATTTGATAGTGTCTTCATTCAGTCTAAACTTCAAGAACAAATTGGTAATTATGACACATCCGCAATTATTGGTTCTGAACTTGTTGTGTTTTTACAAAAAAGATTTGAACCTCAATTAGGAACACCAACAACATACACGATTGATTTTGATGCTCCTCTTTATCGAGGCGGTGTAGTTGCTGATAAACTAACATCAACACAATTCAATGTTTTTGATTCTACTGGAACATTAAGAACCGTTGAGTTAGAAGAAGACGACACAACCTTTTCTGGAATTAGAGAAATACAAGTGATTAATCCAGGAGTTGGTTATACCGAACAACCAACAATAACTATCAGTGGTGACGGATTAGGCGCTAGAGCAGAAGCAGTTATTGTAAATGGAAAAATAGAATCAATCAATGTTACAAACAGAGGAACAGGATATACAAAAGCAACAATCACAATATCTGGCGGAAATGGATATGGAGCTGTTGCGGTTGCTGTGTTAGATACTCGATATGGTAACTTAAGAACTGTTTACTATAACAGTCTAGCAGAAAAACAAGTTGTTAATTCGAATGCTGGAACAATTGATTACAATACAGGAACAGTAATTATTAATGACTTAAATGTTATTTCTAATCCAGCAACAGACAGTTTAATACGACTAACTGTTGAATCAGAAAAAAGTATATTAACAGCAACAAGAAACACAATATTCTCCATTGATTCTAACGATTCTAGTGCAATAGTAACAGAATTAACTCCTTTTGAGTAATAAATGACAACTGATTTAAAAACCTCACTGTTAATTAATAGACAAGTTCCTGAATTTATTCGAGAAGAATATCCGTTATTCATTACTTTTTTAGAGGCATATTATGAATATCTTGAAAATCAACAAGGGATTCAGATCAATGATCTAGTTACAAAATCTAAAGACATTAGATATATCAATGATGTTGACCAATCTATTGATGATTTTGAACAACAGTTCTTTAATTCATTCGCACCTTACATACCATCAAACAATCTAGCGGTCGATAAAGAGTTTTTAATTAAAAATGTTTTACCTTTATATCTAGCTAAAGGTTCTGAAAACTCATTCAAATTACTTTTTAGATTTTTATTTGGACAAGAATTAGAACTTAGATATCCAAAAAATGAAATTCTTCGAGCATCTGATGGTAAATGGAATGTTGAAAGTTCATTAAAAATATCAACCGATGTTTATTCTGTTCACACAGGAGATGGTTCTACAAAAGAATTCTACTTAGCACCATGTAGATGTCCATTAACCGATGTTGTTCTTCCTTTTAGAGGAACAATATACATTGATGATGTTGAACAATCATCTGGTTATCATGTTCGACAAGAAACAAAAAAACTTGTTTTTGATACTGCGCCATCTAACGGAAGTGAAATAAAAGTTTTATATATCGCCTTTGATGAATCTATATTACAGAATAGACAACTTACAGGTCAAACATCTGGTGCTTCAGCGATTATTGAAAAAGTTTCACAAAAATATGTTAATAATGAATTAATCACAGAAGTATTTTTAACAAATAAAAATATTATTGGTAATTTTCAAACAGGTGAAATTTTATCTACAACATATGTTAATCCTAATGGTGTTTTAATCAATTTAGAATTAACCACGATATCATCATTCTTAACAATACAATTAATAGATGGTGGGTCTAACTATAATGTTGGCGATCCAGTTATATTCAACACAACAGCATCGGTTCAACCATCAGCGTTTGTATCAAGTATATTCTCTGGTGTTATTGATAGAACAACCCTTATTAATGGTGGTTCAGGATTTCAAGCAAATAGGAGAGTGGCAGCTGTAGGATATGAACCATCCGCATTAGATTTTGCTATTGCTAATGTTGATACGACAGGCGCTAACACAACCAATACCTTTGTTATTTTATCAAATATTATTAGTGATATTGATCCAGCAAACACAACAATTGATTCTGCTGATTATGCTTTACCAGCAAATACAATATCACCGCAAAATGTTAATACACAAATAATATATTCATTAGGCAATACCGCATACTTTAACATTGGAGAAATATCTGGTGTATCAGTTATCAATTCTAGTGTTTCTGTTACTTCTACTCCAACACTAAATGCAGCTCCTGCTAATGTTACAATATCATCAACAGATATTTTCATTGATACATTTGGTTCATTAGGCAAGTTAGTAATAAATGATGGTGGTGCAGATTATGAAATATTTGATGAATTAGTATTTACAAATAAACCTATGTCATTTGGTATTGGTGCAGAGGCAGAAGTAAGAAATGTAGATGCTTCTGGTGCAATCACTCAAGTGTCATTTGTTCCAAGTAAAATTTCAGGAACAGTTACCGTATCAGCAACCGACAGTGTAGTAGTTACAGGAACAGACACCTTGTTTGTGGACGAATTAAATGTTGGTGACCAAATCATGGTTGGTTACGACACAAGAACGGTTGATGTAATTGATTCAAACACCTCACTGAATGTTTCTTCAGCGTCTTGGACAGAAACATATACAGATAGAAATATTAGATTATTAAACTTAAATCTATTGGGTGGTCAAGGATATTCTAATGATAAGTTACCTACAATTACTGTTACATCAGATAATGGAACAGGCGCTGAAATTGCTGTAACAACCATATTAGGTGATGGCGAAACTCTTGAGGCATCATCAACACAAACACCAGGTGAAATTGAAAGAATTACTGTAACAAATCCTGGAAGAGGATTCACATCATCAATTGAAGTTGATTTAACACAAAGTGGTGATGGACTAGCAAATGCTAATGCAACATTCACGCCAACATTTGAAGTATTTCCTGGTAGATGGACAACATCGGATAGTATTCTTTCATCATCTGATAGAAAACTACAAGGTAGAGATTACTATGTAAATTACTCTTATGTAACAACTTCAACGATTGAATTTGAAAAATACAAAAATATATTTAAATCATTGTTACATCCAGCTGGTTTCAAACCATATGGTGAAATATTGAGACAAGATGAGATTTCTGCTAATAACATTACCATTGAATCATTAACAACCAACACAAGCACAACGCTTTCTGGAAAAGTTAATGTGAATAGTTCAATATATGTTGTTGGAACAGGAACATTATTTAATGTAGCAAACACAAACGGTTTAATTACGATAGGTTCAGAGATATCTGTTAATACTGAAACTAGAGTGGTTGATTCTATCATCAGTAACACTGTATTAACTGTGACCGAAGCATTTACAGTAACATCCAATTTAGAAGATTTTAATGTTGTTAATACTATATAAAGTAATATAAATAAAGATTATGTCATTACTCACATCAAAAAAATTAGCGTTTCATACCGCAGAACAGTTTAAAGAATCTTTCTTTGAACCAGAACCAGCTACCATTGGATATGTTTTCATTGGAAAACACACAACTTGGCCGGACGAAGAAAGTCCCGACACATTAACTGATAATGTTTATGATGAAAAAACAGTTTGGGATAACATATATGCGGCTAAAAAGATAACGGGTTCAGAATTAGAACTTGCTATACCTAAAGTTCAATGGACAGCTAATGCTGTTTATAGAGAATTTGATGACACTATTGCTCAAGAAGATTTATTAACTGCAAACACAGACCAAAATTTAAAACCCATGTATGTTTTAAATTCAGAAAATAGTGTGTATAAATGTTTATCGAATAGTAGTTCAGCAAACGCATCATCTGAACCAACAGGACAAAATTTAAGTGCAAATGGCGTAATCAACACATCTGATGGTTATATTTGGAAATACATGTATAACATTAGACCATCTAATAAATTTTTCTCAAATACTTGGATTCCAGTTCCAACATCCACATCAGCATTAGATTATGATGTTACAGATGTTACGGTTGTTGATGGAGAATTAATTCACATTGTAGTAACAAATGGTGGTTCAAATTATGTTCATAGTAATGTTACTGTTTCAGCGTTTACATCCGGTTGTACCATATTACAGTTAGCAAACACTGCAAATGTATCAGCAAATATGACTGTATCTGGAACAGGTATACCATCTTTAACATATATTTCAAGTGTTGATACACCAAATTCAAAAATAACAATTTCTAATTCCGCTTCTGCTAACGGTGGTGGATCAGGTAACACACTATTCTTAACAACACGAGTTGATATTCAAGGTGATGGTTCACAAGCTACTGCCACCGCAACATTATCAAATAATGAAGTTTCATCTATTTTATTAACAACACCAGGAATTAATTACTCTTATGCTAATGTTTCTGTGTATGGTTCTGGAACAAGTGCAACCGCTAGAGCAGTTCTTCCACCTAAATTTGGACACGGTTACAATCCAGCAAAAGAATTAGGTGGTTCAAATGTAATCATATCTATGCGTATAGGTGAAGTTGATAGTTCAGAAGACGGATTAATTTCAACAAATACATCAATAAGACAGTATGGTTTGTTGAGGAACCCACATAAATATGGATCAAATACAGCAGCTAATAACTCAACTGCTAATAGTGTTATATCACAAACAACAGATGTGACATTAATCTCTGGTGATGAGTTTGAATTAAATGAGTTTGTTTTCCAAGGAACAACATCAAACACAGCAACATTCTTTGGATATGTTAATGATCAAACATCAACAGAAGTTAAGTTGACTGGAGTTAAAGGAACTCCTACAAACGGTGTGCCTTTAAAAGGAACAACCACAAATCCAACTGGAAGAATTGTTGTAACTTCAACAAATCCAGAATTCGAACCATATACAGGTGGTATTTTGTATGTGGAAAATATTGAACAAATACAAAGAACAGACGGACAAGCAGAAAACTTGAAATTCGTCATTAAATTTTAGAGGCATCTATGACTATTGATACCAATTTTAATGTAAACCCTTATTATGATGATTT